GCTAGATTTTAGTTCAGCGTCCACTAATTTTCCGGCAAACTCGACTCGAACAGCCAGCCTGGTTTCGTCCTTTGCGGACTCCACCAGACGTTCCTGGTCAGTGAGTTGATTTTTTCTTAGCTCGCCAAGTTCTCTTACAGCCTGGTCATTTGCTTTGGCCTGCTTCTCAGTTTTTTGACTGAGCGCTTTCCACTTAGCAACCTGGGCTTCCAAATCTGCCACAGTGGTTTCGATACTCTCGCCACCCCCGCCGTCTTCACCATCTGTAGGTGTTTCGGTAAGGGTTTCTGGTTCTGTATTTTCTGACATTGGGTTGATACCTCCACGTTTCGTATCGGGTTTGGCGCGTTTCGCGCCTTCTCACCACTCAAGGTGAAAATCTAATATATGGTGCCGGCGGGCCCCTCGTCATAAAGGTCTGTGAGGGGTGGCCAGTCACCATAAAACTTGGCATCTTCAAAAAGGGTTTGGATTGCGTAGCGCACCGCGTATGGGTTTGACATGACCAGCTCAATTTCAGGCTGGTTGCCAAAAAGGCCAACAGTTTTGCCAGTCAAAAAGCCGTAAATTTTCATGCACTCCACGGGTGGCCCCATAACGCCGTGCTTTTCGTACCAGCGAATGTTGCCACCTGGCGTGTCACAGTTATAGACCAACCAGCACCCCCAAAATGAATCGACGAAAATCCGCGTCAACGGTTTGGCTTTCAATAACGTCACCAAAGTAGCCGCTACCACCGAATAGTGATTCAACCCCGGTAGTGAAGATTTCAAAGTTGTCTGTTGGCTTCACGCCATAATCTCGACCACTGTAGGGAACGCGCCAGTCGTCTACGCTTCCAAACTCTTTCGTGTCCCACCCTTTATAGCTGTAATTGTCAGCCTTGGCGCGTTTCATAAACATTGCGTATTCCAAAGCCTTCAGCCCCGGAATAGAATCCTCGAAGCCGTGCCCAAGTTCATGCACCGCCGTGTCAAAGGTGTCCACGTCGCCCAGACGCCCCCGGCCACCGCTTACCCTTAACTCTGGGCGTCCTCCCGGCCCGCGCTCAGTCCAACGGCCCCGCGAAGTTTTCTTGAGGGTAAAAGAGGGAAAAGTATTTGTGAACCCGTCTACCCAAGCACTGGGGTATTCGTCAAAGGCTTGTTCTAGCACAACCGCGTCTTTTTTGATTTTTGAGACGATTGCGGGTCTTTTGCCCCCGCCAGTTTCCCTAAGCTCTCCCAAAAGTTTTCTAAATTCTTCACGTTGCAAAGTGTCATACGCTACAGAGCCGGGTGTTATCTGGTCATTCAGTGTGTTTTCAAAAGCCTTGACCTTGGTGGCCATAGAATCTCTAGCCCTAATACGTTGCTTAATATAAGAATCGTTGCGTGCAAGCAATGAGTTCAATTCTTTGGTGTAGGCGTCTGTCAGCCGATAAGCCGCAAACGCTTCATTGGAAAAAGAACTGCCCACTGATTTGCGATAGTTCACTTCAATAAAACCCTCAAGTTGAGAGTTGAAGCCAACAACGTCAGCGTTGAGCTTTTCAAGCTCAAACTTTGCAACGGTAATTTCCGCCTTGACTTTTTCGACTTGGTATTTTTGCCCCACCGCGTCAATGCGGGCCTTAACCCTTATAGACAATTCATCGTCAACCTCTTTGCCAAGCGCCAACACATCGTCAAGCGCTTTTTCCGCCTTAGGTCCAGCCGGGATTAGTTGCTTTTTGATACGCCCCGTGGTCGTGACGGCAGGCAAAGGGTTCACGCGGTACTCGTCTAAAACATCATTTCTAATGTTTAGGCCGTTGATACGGTCAGCGCGGTCCCTAATCTTTTGCACCCGTTCAGACACCGGCAATGGTGGTGGTGGCAAAGGCATTTTCTTGCCCACTAAATCAAGATTGTTAGGGCCAATAAACTTGTGGCCCCTCACGGTCAACATGGGCCCAATCTCGCCATGGTCCCTTACCATGATTTTTCGGTAGTCTAAATCTGTTTTGCCAGTCACATCACTAAAACCGAAACGGTCATCAATGGCCTCATGGGTTTTGTCAAGCAACTGGCGGTCAATGACCTGCCCGGTATCTGTGTCACCATAAATTGGCATCTCGCCACAGTCACAGCCTGGGTGGATAGGCAACAGCTCACCCTTACGGTATCGCTGTGTTGAAGCGGTGTAGCACAACGCGCAATTCTCAGAGCCCGTCAAGGTCCTCAGATAGCCCACCACGTTGTCGTTTGCTTTGCGAGAATATAAAGACGCCTCACGCCGCGACAACTGTATTTCGGTCCTAGCCAACTGGCGGGCGTTCATCGAACCCACGTTGAGGGCGTCAGTGAAAGAGTCACCCTTGGCCAGCGCCATCCTCATTTGTACAAACGGCCTGGAATATACGTCCACCGCGTTCGCCCCATTGCGCAAAGCCTTTGTGGACAAATCGAGAGCCGCCAAACTTGGGGCAACATACTTTTTTCCGGCCAGCTGTGCCACCTGTTGAGCGTAGGCGATAGAAACCTGTGCGGACTTAGCCTTTACGCCCATCAAAGCCGGGCCCAAAGTGTCAGCGAACCGGCTGATATCTTTGTCCCTCCAAGAACCTAACCCTGTGAAAGAGTTACTCGCCAAACGGCCAGCGTCATCCAACAGGGCAGTTGACACTTGGTTGTAGCCCTCAGTAATTGCCTCAAGCTGTGTCACCCGTTCCCCCAGTCAAAGATTGCGCGAAAATTGCTTCACCAGCACGTTGAATTTCCATGTCAGCAACCTCAGCCGGCGAAAATTGTCCAACCAAAGTCATCCTGGACCGGAAAGGCATATCAACAAACTTGGAACTAGCGTCAGCCCGTTCAGCCAGACTGTAACGCTCTGGAGAATACCAGATAGGTTCTAGGTCCAAAAGTTTTGCCCGCGTTTCGTCGCCCACAAGCAGAAACATTAGCGACATAACCTTAGACCACCCAGGTGTCACCCGGTCAATGCGGTCCTGAGTTTTGAACACTAAACCTTCACGCGCCAAAGCGGCACCCTCAGCGCTACCGTTAGCGCCCTCAGGGGTCAGATAGTGCATAGGTGTCCTGGTCACAGCCGCAAAGTCTTGAATGTCAGCGCGAACCCCAGACAGAATACCGTTGATATCGGCCTGCCCTAGTTCTGAAACGTCAGCACCCTCAGGAATCATCCACAAAGAGCCCGCAGACGAATCAAAGACGCCTTCATAATCAATCTCATTGCCGTCAGCGTCATGTGTAGGAAAATCGCCCTTGAGGACTCTTTGCCTGAACGCCTGTGTGGTAACAATAACCAGTCGTTGCAAAATCATATGGTTTATACGGTCAAGAATGTCTGTGTGCGTTTCGTATTCGCCAGCGCCGTCAGCGTTAGTGAACTTGACCACAGGAACTTGCCCTAACGGGTTCTCTCGAATCCCGTCAGCGAGCATCTGCCAGTCTTCAACCTTGTACACATTGCTGTCGTCAGGCTTTTTGAAAACCTCGATACGGTCCGCATAGTAAAAATAGGCGTAGTGGTAGCCGTCCTCAGAAAAGACCTTGACCGCCTCAGTAACCTTGTTGATATTTGTGGGGCTTGTGGCGGCGTAAACCTGCCGGGCGTCCTCAACTGTCACCACAGGGTATTCCTCGCCCTCAGGGTGCCCCACAATGGCGTAGGCAGTACCAAACTTGAGCAGGCTTGAATGTAAGTCCGCAGAGCCAACCTCAAGGTTACTTGCCTTCCACAAACGGCGGGCCTCGACGTCCCCGTTCTCGTCATCGTCAGCACCCGTCCGAAACCCCCCAATGCGCATACGCTCACGCACCGCAGAAACGGCCAACTGTGCCATGTTCAAACGTGACTTACGTTGAAACATACGGTACGCCTTGCTTGCGCCCTCAGCGCCCTCAGGCAAAGGGGCGTCGCCATTGTAGTAGCGCTCCAACAGTTGTAGCTTGCCCTGAAGTTTTGCAAGTTTCTTGAAAAGCATGACCTGGCCGGGGCTGAACTGTGTAGACATAAAAGCTCCTAACGAATACGGCGGGGAACAAAGGTGTTTTTCGTGGCCTCACCCTTAGACAAAGCCTGAAGCCTCGCCTGGTAAGCCAGCACAGCGCTTACCGCGCCGTCAATCTTGTTTCTTGAATCCGGGTGTTCTTTCGCAATGCTCATTCCAGAGCGTCCAACCCGTCGTCGCGCGTTCAAAATATGTCTAGTCAAAGCCAGAGAGCCATCGTGGATTAGTTCACCATCAATAACGGCGTCCTGGAACTGTTGAACAGCTCGCACCACCAAGTATGACCTGTTTCCGGTCATCCACCACTCAATAGGGTGTTGCAGGCTGGACTTGACTTTCAAATTGCGCCCAAAATCTGACTCCCATTGGGCAATATACGATTCCCACTTGGCCGGGTCTGCAAACATGCCCACAACTTTATACATTTCAAAAGCTTTGCGAACCTCGAAGTCAACCTCAGCGACAGGCACAGCCCAATCTTCGCCAGCGGGCCCTTCAGGTTGCTCCCAAATACGAATCTGGAAAATGTAGCCGTCAGAAACACGGCACCCCACAAGCGCTGTGGCGTCTGTGACGCCCTTAGAGCGTTTCCGTGACCCATCGAAGCCCAGAGTAATTTCGTCGCCCTCGGCGACAGTCTGTGGCTTATAGCAGGCAGTCCACTCAGGCGCAGACAAAAAAGCGTCCTTGGAACTAGTGGGCTGGTTGAAATAGTAGCGTCGAGAATCCTCAGGCTCATTCCGTGGGTCATAAATTTCAGACACAATACGGTCTAAGTCCATCACGTCAGCAAAAGGCCCATACGCTTCACGCAAACCAGCAATGACCTCAGCCTCATTGGACAAATCAATGCCAGCGTCAGCCTGCCTGTGGTCAAAAAGTAGTCGTTGCCGGGTCGTCTTGCCTTCAACAATTTTTTTGGCCAAATTGTGGGTGGCCTCAGCCACACTGTCCTCACCCGGCAAATACATTGTGCTGGTTTCCAGTGACCACGGCTCAGCCATTTTTCGCTTGGCAAGATTGCGTCGCACAGTCTGATACATCCGCTTCAGCTCTGGCCGGGTGTACAAATGGGTTTCGTC